AATTAACATCCCAGTTGTTCCTGGAACAGTAACCTGCCCCGATCCATTTTGAATATTTTCTTGTAATGGAAATTTTCTTAATATTTTTTGGCTAGAAATATAATCATTATTTTGACCATTTAAAATAAATTCATGAAATCCACTATTAGCAGGTAAAGAATCAAACTCAACATAATTTCCAGTAGAAAATATAAATGATCTGGAAGTATGCAATCTAATTTGATTAGGAGAAGATAAAACCTCAACATAGTATATTTGTTTCTGTAATCCAGGTAAAGGTTTTGATTGTGGTGAATAATAAACTGCATCTCCATTTATAAATGGAACTGGAGAAGAAAATGACAGTATAGAATATAATTTACTATTTGAATTATATCCTTGAACATTTCCACTACTTGATGAACCATCAGATAAGGTGCTTTGAATAAAATCTTTTGTTATTGTATAAGATGGTAATCCATTTGAAGCAACATATGAGTAATTATTAGCACCATTTAGATATACATTTTGCACATCAGAAATGAGTTGATTATTGCCAAATTCTATAGGAATAATATCACTAGATGCCTTATTTAATCTTCTTCTGATATCGTAATTTAAATTATTTTTATAGGTAAATCCATCATTATTGTTTATAGATATTTGATTATTAGTTAAATCAATACTTCCAATATAAGGAATATTTGTTTGTGAAGAAACTATGATTTGAGTTCCTCTTAGTAAAATATCAATTTTATCTCCAACTTTTAAACTTGATTTATCAATAGGATCTAATACACTAAATGAAGACCCATTAATAATGTCAATTTGATACCTTGAGCTAGTATTGTATATCCAAGAATTTGCAAATATTTGAGTATATGTTTTATTTTCGGATGGATTCTCTACAATTTCTCCCAAATAGTTTACTGATATCTCGTCACCCTCACTTACATTATATGATGTTGATGATTGAGAAAATCCAGATAATACTCCAGTAATTCTCAATTCTACTAACTTAGTAGTGTCTCCATTTTCATATCCAAAAAATGTTTCATTTAATCTTACATCGTCAGCACAATTAATAGCACTAGTAATTCCAGAACACCCATAAAATTGATTTACGCTTTTATTGGTGTATGTTATACTATTAATTCCAGATATAATAGTTCCAGATTGAGGAAATCCAATTGTAGAATCTACAGTAATTACAGAGGAACCTACTGATACTACTTCAATAGATTTGGTTTTTCCTGTAATATCAAAAGTTCCCACAACTGCAGAACTATCATTGTAACCAACAAAAAGAGAAAGTTTATAATAAATTTTTCCATATACATCAAATATTCCTACTTGAGAAACAGAAGCATATGTATTTGGATCTGCAGATTTGGTGATAGTTTGCCCTACTAATTTGTTAGGGTTCCCAGAAATTCTTTCAACAACAATTTCTTCTCTTCGAGAATACTCTGCTGAAGATGGTCTAATTAATAAATCATCCAAATTTACTACTGTTGGTGTTACTCCATATAGAACGTTAAATAAAATTCTAAAAGATTCTTTTGTGCCTTTTGATTGATAAAAAGATCTAGCACTCTTGATAAAATTTCCAATATTTAAATTTGAAACAAAATCGTTGTTTTCTAAACCTGGAGTGAATGTATATTTTATTTTTTTATAAAATTCTTTAAGAAATAATGAACTTAAATTAGATACTGATGTATTTTTAATATGTGAAGTTTGTTTAGAAGTAGAAAATACTAATTCTTCTGGATTTGATAGGCTATGATAACTGGTAATTCCACTAAATCCTCTTACACATCCAGTAAATGTATTTGTAGTTATTCCTGTATATGTAATAATTTCGTTGTCTACTTTTAATAAACCATAAGTTTGTGGATATCCTTTTGTGCTATTAACTGAAATAACTGAATCAACTGAAGAAATTCCAACAGAAAGATAAGTATTATCGACTATAACTTCTGGAGTCAGATTATCTAATTTTAAATATTGATCTAAATTTTCAGCAATATCTGTGGGACCTCCCTGATATTCTTGAGAGGTATAATATTGTTTTAAGAAAGTAGGTGTTAATGGACTTTCTTGTAAAATAAATCCAGGAAGTTGACTTTCAATTACATCTTGAATCTTAATTCTCGTTTCAAAACCAGTTTGTATCATATTACAATACCCTTGTTAATTGACCGTATTCTGAATCTGGATAGCTGGAAGTAATTGTAAATTGATTTCCGGAAATATTTTGGCCAGATGAAATAGTATCTTTTATCATATTTATTGAGCTTTTTGAAATATCAAAATAGATATAAAGATTATTCAATCCTATAACATCATTTGATTCTGGATATGCTTGAATTTCAATAATATTATTTGCTATTTCAGTTGAAACTATATTGATAGGATTTAAATATATAGATCCAGTCATATAATTGATTGTTCCTGCATTTGGAATAACTTGAATATAAGGAAGACTAGTTGTAGAAATTCCTGAATTTGGATTTATTTGTATAATTGAAATAATTCCCATTCCACTCCCATCAAGATTCCCCATAGAATTTTTATTCGGAAAATCTGTAAAGTATACTACGTTATTTGTTAATAATGTTGATATAGTAAAACCTGTAGATTTTATATTATGACCATCTGGATCAATATGAAATGCATTTCCATAACATAATTCATATTGAGTGGTTTGGTTTATTGATGCAACTAAATCTCTTCTAATTCTAACTCTAGTAATATTTGAAGTGATAGAAGTATCTGTATTGTCAATAATTTGTAAAACTTTACTATATTTAAATCTTCCTCCAAATGTATTTAAATCTAGCGAATTTGCATATGTTGTTAATGATGTAACTACACTATCGTGTAAAGAATTTACAGAACTTACTTGAGAACTTGTATAATAAACATAAGATTCTATTTCAACATTTAATAATTGAAGATCTACAATTTCTTGTCTAATCCCAGATAAACTATATTGCTTTAATTTACTTAATATTTGAGTTTTATCAAAATCTGATACGTAAACTCCATTGGTTGGTTTAATACTAATTTGAACAACTCCATATTGTGGAGGATTTAATTCTTCACCCCCTACAATTGAAACTGACTCAGTATTCGGATATATTGTTGGAATAATTGCCTCATAATCACGAGCAGTAACTGCCCTATATTGTGATGAATATATTTTTGGAGAAAAATATTTAATTGAATCTAATGGTTCAATATTTGACCCATTAGATGAAGATTGATTTGTAGTAATAGTAACCGCTTTAGTTGGTATAACTGGCTGATTTAAATTATCAACCAAGCTTCCTGAATAGGTAAAGTTTTTAGATCCATTACCGTTCAACCCATTACTAATAATATATGCTGCAGTAATTACAGATCCATTATCAAGCTTTTTCCCAAATATGCCATCCCCAAAAAGTAATTGATATTCTTCATCTTGAACTTCTTGAATTAAATAAATTTCAGATTGGGAATTCACTTTAATGATGTTATCAACTAAAGAATATTCAAGACCAAGACCAGTGTCGGCAGGTCCTTTTACATATACAACTAATGTTGAAGTATCAATATTCGAATTTGATAAAATAAATCTTTGATCTAAAGATCCATCATACACAGATTGTTGAGTTAAATAAGTTCCCTCATATACTGTTATATTATTAAATGTTGCTACTCCAGCTATAATTGGAACGGTTATACTTTTGGTAATTGAAAATACATAAGAACCTCCACTAACAGAACCAACACATACTAATCCAGCATTTAAAGTAAGAGTTGGGCTTATGCTTGTAGTTGGTACAGAAAAGGATATAACTGCCTGTGCAGATCTTGTTGACCTGGGAACATAACCAATGTTTCTTGCTAAAGATACCACATTTTCTCTAAGAGTTGCGGAATCCAAAAAGGATTCGTTCACAACCATATTAGAATTAAATGCTGTAATATAGGTATTATATGCTAAGGTATCAATTAAAATAGAAAAGTTTGATCCCTCAAAATCAAAGTCCGTGAATGTAGAGTTTGCACGGAGATAATCCTTAATTGAAGTTTTGATTTGATCAAAATCTAAGTTTGTAAATTTTGTAAAAGGCATTTTATCTTGTTGCCTCTAATAAGAATGTAAATTGTTGAGCTGGAATTTGTTGCCCGATAATTTCAAAATAAACAATAATTTCAAAATTATTTTGATCTGGTTGTGGATTTACCGAAATAGTTACATTATTTACTCTTGGCTCAAAATTTGCAATAGTATTTTTGATTTCATTTTGAATAACAGATGCCGTGCCGTAATCCACAAAATCAAAAAGTAGAGATCTTACATTCGAACCTAAAATAGAATTAAAAAATCTTTCAGTTGGAATTGTCTCTACAAGATTTCTAACAGATCTTATAACTGCATTTTCATTTATTAATACGGGCAAATCTTTTGTAACTGGATGAGGCACAAAGGATAAGCTAATATCTTTAAATGATCTAGATATACTTTGTACCGCCATTCTGAAACAAATTTCTTTCTGTTATTTATGCCTGTTTCCACGAAGAACCATAAGATGGTTCTGTTCCATATTCCCAATCATCATAATCTTCATCATTACGAATTTTCTCATGAAGATCCGTTTGTTTTTTTAGGTCATGTTTTGGAGCATGATCATGCATGATTTCTTGAAGAACTTTTTGTTCTCCGACATAATCTGTAGTTGCCCACATGGTCCTCATGTGTTCTCTGTCTCTATCGGCTTTTAAATTTGACATTTTAGCTACTGTTTTTAATTAAAAACAGAACTTTTATGAAGGAGGTTGCTATCTCCTTAATTTTATTTAACGATCTAAATGTCTAATACTATAATTTTCGGAATTTAGGTGTTTAAGTAGCTCTAGAGCAACTAATTCTGGATTTCCTGTCCCACAAGTATAAACATCAATCGCAATACACTGTTCTTCTGGCCATGTATGGCACGAAACATGACTCTCCGAAAGTGCAATTACAATTGTAACCCCCTGTGGAACAAATTGGTGTGCGAAAACATTCAAAATTGTCATTTGAGCACGACCAATTCCCAGTTTCATTGCTTTGAGTAAGGATTCTATGTCGTTTAATAATTCTTCATTGACACCATAAACCTCTAATAAGAGGTGCCTTCCCATAGAAAATTTTTTCAATTACATAAAACCCCAAAATACTTGCAGGTTATTATTTATTTTTAAAATTTTATTGTTTTTTGGATTAAGTTTTAGTCTTCTTCAAGACGAGGGTTGACGGGTCCGCGATTTTTTTGTTCTTTAGACGAGAGAAAACGCTTATAAGGGTTCAAAAAAGACTCACAATACTCTTAGAAAGAAAAAAATGAAGAGTTAGGGTATGAAGCTTCCAAATCCCACAATGTTCTTGCGTTCAAATGTTAGATTTTTCTGTATTCTGATTTCAGAATTCTGAAATGTCCAACAGTATCCGCCATTATCTAAGAATACTACCCACTCTAAGTCGTGCTCTTGTGAACGATCAATTAAAAAAAATGCCCATCCTTTCCCTTTAGGGGTAAGAACAGGTATTTGTGGATTAAGTTGAATCATGAAAGATTATCTTCCTTGGCCTCTATATGGTTTTCTTGCTTTGTTGCGTGAGCTATCAGCATACTTAGTATTTGGACCACTACCCTGGCGAGTATTCTTGGGGTGAGATTCGATTTTTGCATTGCCGTTTAATGATTTTGCCATAATTATTCTCCTATAAATTCTGTTTCAATATCAAGTGGATGTGGAGAACCTGTCTCATAGAATTGATCCGACAGATCCTCCATGATATTAAAATATTCTTCCTCAGAAAGATTTGAATAAATTTTTCTTCCTTCTACGAGAATATTATAATATGCCATTAGATTACGCGAGTCTTTTCGTGCCCAACACGAATGCGGGGATCACACCAGATTTCGAACCCGGCTTCTTTTGCGTCAAGACAGAATGATACATCCTCTCCACACATATCTTGAACTTCTCCAGATTCGAAGACTTGCATCTTAGGGGCGAACCAGGGATACTTCATCTCAGAATGTTCGAAGACTCCATTCTTAATGAGAAGCCATCCAAAGCCCGTATAATCAACTGTAAAGGGCTTGCGACGCTTGGCGATACTTTCGAGCGTTTCATGATTCATCACACCTCCATTGTTACGGAAGTCATCTTCTTCCAGCCAATGAGCAACTGATGTTGTATGACCGTCTTCGGTGCAATACCACCCGGCTGCAATATCTTTGTCCATTAATACCAATTGCCAGAACTTTTCGCTGTTGAAGACAATATCACTATCAATCCACAACTGATAATCATACTGCAACTTTCCTTGCCAGGGCTTTTGATTTGGTCCGGCGAGAACATTTGCTCCAAGACACTTGCAACGGGCAAAATTGACCATTGAAGAATAGTCTTGAGAAATCTGAATACTTGCGCCTGATTGCACAAGATCGAAACAGAGTTGCACAAAACTCTTCAAATATGTGTATGAAACGCCCCGACCAGGAAGACAAAAAACTACGGTTTTACCGCGAATCATTTCTCTTGCCAAATCATAATCCCATTCATCTTTTTGTTCGACCGCTGGGGTCTTTGCTTTAACGGTAAATCCTTTAGCCATAATTGTAGTTGGTTTTACTTCAGTATCATAACGCATTATATATGAGTTGTCAAGAACTCACTTATTTTCGGTAAGTACGACTTCTGATCCTTCTAATGTAAATGAGATTTCAGTGTCTTCATACCATGAAAGTTCGTTCGCAATCCATTCTGGAATCACGATATAATATTCCCCCGTAATGGGATCAGTCTGAATGGGCTGAAAATTTTCCTCAGAATTTTTCTTCATTTTTGTATAACCAATTTATATAAGTTTACATTATATAGTGAATTTATTTTTTTATCTTGATCTAAATGCAATCCACAGTGGTATGAGAAATGCTAGTGCCGGTAGTGCAATATACCAAAAGTAAATGCATAATGCTATGGTTGCTACAAATAAAATCGCCAATATTGTGAAAATATTCTCTCCAACTCTTTCTGATCCGCAATTGGGGCAACTTAGAGAATAGTTTTTACCACGAGGATACCATGTATAAAAGCAAGACCAGCACATATTCTGTGGGCGATAAGTTGGTTGATGTCTACGGGGCATTTTTTTCTGGCGGAAATTTTTTGAGATACATGGAATTATATCATGAATTTTGAAAACCCCTGCAAGTGCTTCGTGTACCTGGGAAATTTTTTTGTTGAGCCTTATAGACAGGTTAGGCTTGGGTAACACTTTATAGCTTGGGGGATCCATGCGTTTTTATAAACGACGCCCCCAAAAACGCCACACTGCCTAACACGAACGCATAGCCTTAAGTATACCTTACTGCCCCCACGAACGTATAAAGAAAGGGGAGCATCTCTGCCCCCCTTAAGTATACTCAGAACTTGTAATCTGCCCAGATGATGCCACCTACCATCACGTAGGCATAACCATACTCCTCAGCCAGAGAATACATCAGGTCGGTGGCATCATCCTCATTATGAAGGGTAGTGTTTTCATAAGGTGCCGAAGGGCAACGGACGGAGAAGGCGGTCATGGGTCGGTGTCGGTGGTTGACTTTGGAATTGTAGGGCATCAGGGGGCAGGAGTCAACCCCCTGCCCCGGTGAGATCAGACTGGGGTGTTCAGATTCTGCGCCCAGTTGCGAAGGCGGGCATTGCTCGCCTTGTTATAAACCCGATCATGAATCGTGGCGAATGGGGAAACGTGGCGACCGGCAGCCTTGGCGGCAGCTTGCAGAGCACGGCGCCCCAGACTGCGGCGGGTGCTGGTAGCACCGTTGGCGGCAAGGTTGAACAGGGCGCCTGCCCGGTTCGGACCCAGGATGCTGGGGCGGGCGATGATCGCCTCAGCGAGCAGGGCAGGAGAGACAAAGCGGATGGCGGTAGACTTGATCACGTTGAGCATGGCTCTTGGTTGGTGGTGCGGGGTTGTCCCGCTTGAGATAATCATACAGCATCCAGGGGCAGGTTCAACGGGTCGGGGCGGAAACTGGGTCAGTTGCCAGACTGGCACAAGGCGACGGCACGTTAGGGCGATCCATCCTAGAGTGAAAGTAGAATCTATTTTATGGGGCAGTTAGATATAAAAAAAGGGAGGCATTTCTGCCCCCCTTAAGTATTAATAATCGTAGGACTCAAACCCCGGTTCAATTTCAATCAACTCTAAGTAAGTGTATACATTTTGCATCAGACTTTTGCGCCAGTGAGAGTGATCCATCGGACGCTTTGAGATCCAGAGCATATCCTCAAAATCGACATTAATTGCGAAGGTGAAATAGTCAAGCATGATCAGGGGAGCGGTGAATGGTGGGGGCATCGTCTGCCCCCTTGTGCTTATCTTAGCAGATCAGGGGCAGGTGTCAAGCGACCCAGGTGGTGACTTTGCCTTCCGGGTTACAGTAGTACTGATGTCCCGGACCTTGCCATCCTTTGTAGTCGGTGGAGAGATCCGCCCATTCTACGGCAGATAGCCCATCACCATCGAAGTCCCATTTGCGAGTGTGAGAGTTTGCCTGCCTGCCCGTCTTAGTATTGGTGGAGACCCAGACGGTTTGGCGGGTCTGGATGTCGGAAGCTTGGCTGTAGAGTGCCATGGTTCAGGGGGTGGTGAACTGAGAGAATTGTAGCACGGAATCAGGCGGCAGCCCTGGCATCAGCGGCAAGGTCAGACGCCATGGCATCCAGGATCTCAGGAGTCACCCGATCCAGATACCAGCGGAGACGCTTGGCGCTCACCTGGGATAAGTCGCATCCGTAAGAGTCCTGGGCGATCGCCCGACCCTGACTTAGGAGTTGCTGCTGTAGGTCG